TTTCTGGCGTTTGTTTTATAGCAATGCATCCGTCAACCTTGTTGAATCGGCACTGTTTAAGTAGGCTCTCGCACCTCGCATCAACAACTGGCTCTACATGCTGATACCCGCCAGAGCTTGTAGTGCCACCACCACAAGCTGTTAGTGCTACTGCCAGTACAATCACAGCTAATTTTAATTTGCTCATAATCTATGCCCATTTAGTCCAGTTGATGAATACAGTGGTGATTATCACAGCCACCGTAAAATTCTTATGCTCGATGGCTACCCACATGACAAAGCACATCACCGCCATTAGTGCTAACCTCTGCTCCCATATCATAACTGGGAATCCGCAATCTTTTTCGCTTGGTAACGGGCTTTTCTTTTCTTCGCTAGTTCTACTTTGTTCACATCACGCCATTTTTTTGTTCTTGCTGCTACCGCATCTTTATTCTTAGCACAATAAATTATAGCCTTAGCTCTTAGCGCCACTTTGTTTTCCTTATAATACTTTTTTGAATCAGCTTTCATTTTTTCTCGCTGACGAATGTAATATTTTTTATCCCAAACTGACTTCTTTTCTTTCTTACTTAATTTTGACGAAAGATCGACCACAGTAATGGGGGTAGGCGCTGCCGTTATTTTCGCATGAACTACGAAATCACCCTTGTTCCACTGTGCCGTTAATTTATCAGCAGCGATTGAACCTTTGACGCTGCCAACCACAGCCAAACTACAGGTTTTGATTATGTCGTGGTGCTTGGTTCGCTCGTTATATCTTCGGTTGTAATTCATCTTGCACCTCTATGTGTTTGTCTATTATTTTTAAAATGTCATTACATACGTTGGCTTTTAACGTTTCACTTAATGAATTAATTACCTCGCAAGACATCGCCTTAACCTGAGCCCTGATAGACTCTAGCGGGTCGGGTTGCTCTAGCGATTCGATAGCTGCGGTTAGTGCTTCCATCGCGTCTTGCGCTCTTGCTCTAGCGTATAAATCGCCTTCTGAATCTTGATACAGAAAATCATTGTGTGCGGCTTCCTTTAGTTTTTCTAATATTTTTATTTGCTCAACCATTCTTCACTCTCCATAACGGCGCAATATTTCGCCTTAACTATTTTATAGCAATCATCGCATTCACTTCTAGCCCACAAGCCAAAAACTCTACCGTCTGTGTGTTTCTTATCTATCATATTATCCTCGCGCTATGCGCTTTGATTTATTTCTTCGCTTAATATTAGCAACTCTTCTGACAAACAATATCCGTCGCAAGTGGTCTCGTCATAATCTATGGTGAAGTCAGGGCATATTTCAACATACGCAGCCGCAACCCTTAGCAAATAACCTACCCTGCTCTCGTTTAGTTTTTGAATAATCATAATCTATTCCTCTATTATTCCCGCGCCGATTGCGCAGTCTCTGCAATATGGCTCTCCATCATCATCACAAATATTATCCTCTTCGCAATTCCCTGTGGTGTAGTCGCATTTGCAGCAAATCTCCAGCGTGCCAGGATAATTATCGGCATTCCAAGATTCATGCTCGGTTTGGCTCAAAGCCCTTCGTTCGCCGTTCGGCCAAGTGTTCGCCATTATCTATTCCTCTATTGTTGGTTTAGTCTACACCTGTGAGTTGATTATGTAGTCTTTTGATAGTTTCTTGACTAAGAGTAGGTCATTCCAATCACCATCCCCCGCTTTGGGCATGTAGACTTCCGCCTCTAGCCCTGCCCTAACTGCCTTACGCGCAAGGGTATAAGCTGTAGCTTGACCAGTGAAGGACGCATCACGATCAGCAAATATCATTAGCTTCTTAACCCCTTTCGGTAGATTCACCGCAATCATGTTATCAGCGTTCATGCACGACCAGACTGGAATCCCCATTCCCTGCCGAATAGACAATGCGTTCTCAATACCTTCCGTTATGCCTAACGTGCCGTTGATTGGACTGAAGTTACACAGTTTAATAAGACCACCCACAAGCGGTACTTCAGTTCTAGGCATCATCTTCTTTGCGCTTGGCAGGAATGCTTTCTTTCCGTTCTGCAAGTAAGTTGTATGCAGGGTTGATGATCGCTCGGTACTTTCTTCGCCATCAAAGTTTGAAACCCTAAGCATCATAGCGTGGTGCTTGCCAGTCATAACCTTGTTGTCGTAATACGGTAGGTCGCCATGCTGTCTAAGCCCAATAGTGCTGTTGATTATATCAAGAGATATTCCCCTAGAAAAATGCAGGTATTCAGACACCATGTTAGCACTAACATTCTCAGGTGTTACTTGCTCTATTATCTTAGACTCAGCCCATAGGCGATTGAGGTTAGACCTGTTGCGTTGGTGGTCTGTCTTTTTTGGTGGCGCAGTTGCGCGAAGATTGTTTGAGTTAATTTTTTCGTCCACTTTCTTTAGAGCCTCTTTAAAATCCCAGTTGGTCATAAGCATCAGTAGTCGGTATCCATCACCCGCACCACATTTGTTGCAATAAAACGTACCCCTGCCTTCACGGTTATCGAACCTAAAGCGATCCTCACCACCGCAGCATGGGCATGGCGCTTGCTTACCAGTTAATTGGCTCGGCTCTATCCCAAACATTGGCAGTATTGAATGCCATTTATTCAGCGAGTCGCTGCTTTCTATGTGTCTCATTTCTCTCTCCGATTCCAGTATTTGATTTTTTGTGACTGTAGCCACCCTGTTAAAATTGCGGTTGGCACTCTTGGTGCTTGGTTCTTTAGACGACTATCGTTAGGCCACACACCAGAACGCTCCCTGTACTGGTTAGCAGCCCAACCCTTTTTGTATTTTTTCTCCTTCTCATGCCCCAATAATTGAGCAAAGAACTCTATTTTCTCAGACCAAGACGTTCTTTTGTTCCACCGCTTTGATGCTATCCATGCGGGGGTCTTAACTTCCACAAGATCAGCTTCGTAATGTGGTATCGCCTCGGTTAGTGGAATCATTTCGTGACCACAGTTAGGACACATTCTAGCCCCACTGAAAACAGACAAGCAATCGACACAGGTTATCTCTTTAGGTTCGCCGCCTTCGCCTCTTATCTGCTTAACCTTGTCGCCTATCTTACCCTTCACATCGAGCGACCATCCAGATATGTTCTCCACAAAGCCGTGTTCATCTACGCATCCAGAATGGTCAATGACGATGCCAAAATTCTTACCCTTAAACGTCCTAAGAACCCTGCCGACTGTTTGCATATACAGGACTATGGACTTGGTTGGCCTAGCGATAACTGCACATTCCAAGCATGGTAGGTCTAGCCCATAACTAGCAAGGTATACATTGGTTAGCACCACAGTTTCACCAGACTCTATTCTAGCAAACGTGGCTTCGCGTTCATCGTCTGGAGTATTAGCATCCATATGCTCGGCAGAGATACCTCTTCTTAGGAACTCGGCACAGACATGGCGCGAATGCTTCTTGTTTGTACAGAAGACCACGGTAGGTTTCCACGGCGCAATCTTCAGCCAGTTATCCACGATGTCACCAATCAGCTTGGGCTTATCCATGACTTCAGCTAACTTGCGTTGGTTGTAGTCGCCAGTCTTAGGCGTGGTGTTTACTTGGGATAGGTCGGGCTTGCTTGGAGCATAGTATTTAGGTGGAGTTAGATAGCCCCCCTGAATAAGCTGCTCAATAGTCCACGACACTGAAAGGCTATCGAAAAACATACCTAGCCCCGACCCATTAGATAGGGCGGGTGTTGCTGTTAGACCTAACACAGTGGCGCCAGTGTCAGCGTACCTGTTAAGAACCGCTAGTCTCTCTTCAGACATAAACAAATGCGCTTCGTCGATGATAACTAGATTAGCTTTCGGCAGATCGTGTTCCTTAAACCGTGAGACAATCGTATCTATACTTGCCACCGTCACTAGTGCGTGGTGGTAGTTCACATCAGCCATGAGTACGGCACTGGTTATGCCATGCTTAGATAGTGTCGCCTCAATCTGGAACACTAGCTTTCGGCGTGGGGTAATTATTGTTACTTTGTTATGCTTAGTTAGGGCTAACCTAGAAATCTCGGATAATATAACTGTCTTCCCGCCGCCTGTCGCCATCTGGATAAGTGGTCGCTTTGACCCCTTGCTGATAGCAATACGCGCAGCATCTAAGACTGCCTGTTGTGGAGGCCATAGCTCAAACATAACTTACACCCCTTTTGGTATTGTTTCACCACAATTCAATTGGTGCAAATTCCACCATTCGTATTCGCTGCCTATTCTGCCGCCACCATATAGAAGTAGATTCTTTATTGCCTTGCTGTCGATGCCAGTGTCGGTAGAAAGCATTTCATAAGTAGGCCTGTGCTTATACGCAACCACAAAGTATTCTCCGCTTTGATCGTATTCGTTTACTTCTCTTGTAAGTATAAACATGATTTATTCCTCTAGCCCTTCGTTCTCAAGCTCTTCATCATCACAGCAATCAATATGCTTCTGACAAATAAGTTTGTACTCGTCAAGTGGGCTGATAACAGCCTCGACAAAATCAGAGTCTATTAATTTCTCGCAAACTTCACAGTAGAAGACACTCATTAGTGTGACGCTATGAGTGAAAACAGCATTCCTGCGGTGAAAATATTAAAGACTCCGCAGACGCCAAGGGGAATTGGCGCACCCCCGAAGCAAGCCCACGACAATACAGCTACGCCAAATATGATATTAACTAAAAAAAGAATGGTGAGATAAAACATGGTCATACTCCTTTGGTTGATTGCTCTAATTAGAATGGTATGTGAGCGTTAAGTTCATCTAGCTTTTCTGCAAGAGTCCGTAGCTGCAATGAGGTAAGCCCTTCCTCTTCCTCTCCATGACTGTCGTAGGTGTATTGGCTTAAAGGGCTTTGCCTTACGATCACCCCAGACATTTTAGCGCCTTGAATATGAACTTCATACTCAATGTGGCATTCGATTTGATCGAGTGATATTAGTGGAGTTGTCATGCTTCTATCCTGTTTTCGGTTGGTGTTCCTGCATCTTATATTATCAAGTACCTTATGTCAAGAGGTTTCGAGTAGGCAAAAAAAACCCGCACATAAAGCGCGGGTTTTCCTTTGCGAGACACCCTAGCGGAGAGTGTTAGGGGAAAGGTCTCAGCTTACCAACCAAGGAGAGCAAGACTATTTTAATATAATATGTTTGACAATGCAAGATGTCTGGCACTATACTTGTCGAGCTAAGAAAAGCAAAACCCCTGCAAGCGACAAACTTACAAGGGCTTTTAATTAGATACTGATTCGGGCAGCGCCTAACGTATTGAGATTATACCCACATCGCTCAATAGTTTGCAACACTCCCTGAAACAACATTACATCTAACTGAACTTAGTTGAACCTATTTTATCGGCCTGTTTATACGTTCGGGTAGGTTTAGAAGCGGCTTAGAAGGGTAAAGTGCATAGGCCAAGCATAAGAGTGATGGTTTTTATTTGTGAGTATATTGGTTTCGACCTTGCCGCATATGATAAAAACTAGCGTGATTGAATGCGTACTTGCGGTGTTACTATCGACAATCAATCAAGTGGATCAAGGGTAACTTGGATTCGCCCCACAGCTAACAAGCATGGGTACTTCACTAAAGCGTTTTTTTACGCTAAGGTGGAGTTTGCCCAAAACGATCAGCCGAGTTTGATATTATGAGAAGAGCCGCCAGAACTGATGCCAACCAAACTGAGTTAGTCGATGCATTGAGAGCAGTAGGCGCGACAGTTCAGCCATTACACGCAGTAGGCATGGGTTGTCCTGATCTGATGGTTGGTTATCGCGGCACTAATTATCTAATCGAAGTTAAGGATGGGAATAAAGTACCATCGAAAAGAAAGTTAACAGCCGATCAAGTAAATTGGCACAAAACATGGCAGGGTCAGAAGTCAATTGCCACCACACCAACCGAAGCACTAGCAATTATTGGAGTAACAATAAAATGATTAACGAATATGTAATCAAGAATATGGTCGGATTCTCTAAGACCATCCAAGAACTAGAAACCTACGCAGAAACCCACGCTATACCTGATGCTGGGTTAGTCCTAACACTAGATCACTACCAGCCCGACAGAAATAACCCACAGAATAAATTAATGTGGGCTAGACACGGTGAAGTTGCTAAACAATGGGGGGATCACAACGTCAATTACATTCACGCCATGAGCAAGAGAGAGGTATTGATGCCATTCATGCTTTCACTTGATCGCCACCACAAGGCAACATCATGGGCTAAAGAAGTTATTGATATGCAACCGAACGAATCGCGCAGTTTATTTACAGCCAATAGAATGCTAAGTACGAGCGACCTAAGTAAGTCTGAGTTTTCTGACTATATGAACATGTATCAACTGTACTGGAGTCTAAATGCAGACATAGTGTTCTCGCAATGAGTAAGGTCGAGCAATTTCAAGCAGCAACTTGCCGTATTGGTTGCCCCGTTACACAGGAGAGACACCACATACAACTTCATCATGTGGTCGGAAGAAGTCGAGTCTATAATAAGGTGCGTATAGGCCACTGGTTTGTATTGCCGCTGCACATAGACCTTCACGATGTCCACTCCAACCACATGCACAACGTAACCCATTACCCTGATAGATTCGTTAGTGCTTACGGTACACAAGTCCAGCTATACCTCAATCAACTAGAAAGAATAAAATCAGCAGCCAAGATGGGGATAATAAAACTACCTCCCATGCCTAGCGCCGAAATAATTGCCGCAATTAAGATAACTGGGAAGTGATAAACCGCTTGACAATAATCATCAAGCGGTTTACATTATAGGCTTACCAACCAAACCACTAAGATCATGGCAAATAACTACCCAACAAAGCACCCACCAACAGACCCAGAAGTCCTTGAAACCTACATGGGCAAACCATTCAAGGTGGGCGATACTCTTAAAGCAGAGTCAGATTCGCACCTATGGCGAAAAGGAGATGCGTTTGTAGTCGTGAGATGCGATAGGATACCATCTATGATGTTGGGGGACTTTACATGCGGGGGATTACTGACCCCTTACTACGGGGATGGTCGATGGTATGTACCATTCACCACTACACCCATATTAAAGTCGTGGGTAGAAGATGTACGCGCACACCGTCTGATTCGTCACAGACTGAGTGAAGAACAAAAAGAACAAGACAAGAAAGACATAGAGGAAGCGGAAGCGGAAGAACAAGAGCGCATTGAAGAAGAAGAGAAGGCATATGTCACGGATAACCCCCCTGTAATAATCGCCCACATTGTTAGGGCTATCAAAAACCAGAGGATAATTACCCTTTGTTCTCCATCGTCAACGACAAAAGCAGCTATCGTAGCAAGTGCACAAGAGCAACTTGGTGGCGGGAACGGGGCATTTATCAAAACTGAAACCGTTGTCGAGACCTGTTCTCACGGTTGCGCCGAACACCCGCACTCGCATCATCTGGTTGTCTTTGATATAAACGCAGACAAGATTGAAGACGCTGAATTTGAAATGGTTGAGGGGAAATAGAATGCTTGAATTTATAATCACACTAACAGTTATCGCTCTTTGGGCATGGTTTGGAGCGTGGACTATAAGCTACTTCGGAGATAAAAATGAGAAGCGATGAAGCGCAGTACCAACAAGAACAAGAACAACAATGGCTGAGGCATATAAAAGCATCAGCCGAACTGAAGTTAACCTTAGAGGAATCAAGAAATGTCACTACACAAAATACAACAGAGACTAAACGCACCGAAAGGTCAGACCAATAGCTTTGGTGGATACAAATACCGAAGCGCAGAAGACATACTCACGGCAGTCAAACCGTTATTGGATGAACTGGAGTGGGCATTAGTCCTAACAGACAACATGATCGAAGTTGGTGGTCGGGTCTATGTCGAGGCGAAAGCGTCCCTCTATGATTATAAGAGGTTACTTATCATGTCTACCACAGCTTGTGCGCGTGAAGCCTTAACTAAAAAAGGTATGGACGATGCACAAATAACTGGCGCATGTTCTAGCTACGCCCGTAAGTATGCATTGAACGGCCTGTTTGCCATTGACGATACTAAGGATGCTGACACAGATGCTTACAGCGCAATGGAAAACAAAACAAAATCCACTGGCGTTAAAAAGAAGACCGATGAAGAAATGATGACGCAGTTTAAGACGGCGATGGATGAAGCGGCTAACATGGGCGCATTAAAATTCCAGTTTGGTGGCGCTTTCACTTACTTTAAAGGTAACGAAGCACAGCAAAAAATAATTAAAACCAAGTACGACAAACTTAAATCAACTTTTGGAGAAGAGAATGAAGCAGATAAAGACTAAACACCTGAGAAACTACAGGTTATTTGCCGATGTAACTCGCGGCCTTACATTCAGTAAGGCTGCGAAAAAGAATCGGGTTAGCACCGCCAGATCAGAGCAAATATTCAGGTTCACACTAGTGAAGATCGCCACAGACTGTGATGTTCCTGAGCATAAGATTTCGGAGGTTGGCGTATCAACTGCCGACCTCATTAGGGCTAACAAAGACTATTGGCTAGACAAAGCTGAAAAGTCCTACGCAGTCAGAACTGGCGACAAGCTAGAAGAACCTTTATAACCACCACCACAATAACCACCACCACAGAGAATATTATCATGTCAAAAATCAGAGTAGCAGTATCAATCGACGTAACCAAGATAGACAAAGCTCGGCTGTATAAAGGGGCTAAAGGAACGTACTGTAATACCAGTATACTTATTAACCTAGATGAAGAAGACCAGTATGGCAACTGCGGGTTTATAGCGGAGTCAGTAAGTAAAGAAGAGCGTGAAAGTGGTACACAAGGCACAATCCTCGGTAACGCTAAGATAATCTGGCGCGAAGACTCTGAAGGTCAACCTCAACGACAACAACCGCAACCACATGCACAACAGCGGACTCAAGCCGCCCAAGCCGCCCATGATGAAGAAGATATTCCTTTCTAGTGCTTGACGGATAACGAATTATTGAGTACAATAAACGCTTACCAACCAACTTACGAGTAAACTATGAACCTTAGAAAAATTAAAAGATTTGAAGAGCATTGCTATAGTGTTAGCAAGAGTTTAGCGGAGACAGGAGTGGATACTGGAAAGCATTTTCTCGACCACTCCAATCCAGAAACAAGAAAAAACTCAATCGGACTTCTTACTTGTATCGCCAGTATGGCAGAGAGTGATGGTGAATTAGGCGCTTGTAGGGGCGCTGAAGAGATACTTGAACTATATAATTTTTGCATTACAGACTTAACTAAGAATGAGTCAAACAAATACCCCAACCGCATGATGGATTTAATCATAAGCACAGTGTCGATTATGTCTATTGGGGGAACGTCAAACGTAGAAGACAGTGTAAAAAAAACACTTTTAGTTAAGTTCTCTTTGGCTATTTCTTGCGACGAATTCCTTGAGTGCTTGAATAATGCCAAACGAGGCGACCAAAACTCGATTAAACTTGTTTTATTAGCTATTACTGGTGCAGACGCGGCCTCATTATTAATGAAAGCAACACCAAACTAAAACGGAGAAAACAATGGAAACTAAGATTAAAAACAGCGCAGATGCAGCTCAATTTATTAAACATCTTCAAGAGTTTACCGACATTCACGACGAGACCATTAAACAGGTCGCGGAGAGCATTAAAAGTGCGCTTGATTGCTCGGCAGAAATAATGTGTATTCTATCCGACGATGGTGTTGACGTTATCAGTGCAGAGCGCAGAACGGGCGCAAGCAAGCTAGTGCAGAAGGTTGCAACTCAGATGGTTAAGGCAGCGCATAAGAAAATAATGGAGGCTGATGTGAGTAGGTTGGAGAGTTTCGAAACGCTAATATGCGCAGCTATGTCAATTGCAGCTAAAGCTTCGGCAGACTATGGTAATATTAATTATAGCGAAGTAGTTGTTGAAGGTGATAACGAAGGTGATAACGAAGACGATAATAGACTGGCATGTATCGTGTTGAGTGCTGACTCAGAAGAGTACAAGGCAATAAAACGGATTCGGGAAAATAGGTCGCTTGCAGATATAGCCACCAACAATGGTAAGGTAGTAGCATTCCCCCAGTCTAAAGATAAGATTCACTAAACGCCCGACCACAAAAAACGCGCACCTTAATTGATGCGCGTTTTTTTATGTCTAAAGTGTAGTCACTTGTTAGGGCTAACGATTACCCATTGTTGCAATTGTATGGAATGCCAAGGGATAACTCATAGGGCGAAGGTTCAAGTTCAAACGGCAAAAAAACCTCACCGTCAAACTTCTCAGCCAACGTATCAATCCACTCTAAACAATCGCCGTATGAATAGCGTATACAATCGGCCTCATTTATCCCGCCCATGTCGTAATAAGTAGACCGAGGAACTGATACCCCTACCTCAGAATCATGGCACACAAGGCCGTCTGCTAGCTCTATCCATGCATGACCGAATCGTAGTCCTGCATGTTCACTGTATTTTGATCCAGTAACATAGCCGTTAACTAGGGTAATCCCTCCGCAATCGTATTTTTCTCCTTCGCGCATAATGAATCTAAACGCGCTATGGAAACAATTGCCTTTTTGTATGCTCATAATCTTATTCCTATGGTTGGTTAATTAATACTATGGGTGGCACTGTTACCAATGCCACCGTTAGTCCTAACTATCCTAAATCAATGGTAATCGTTTTGGTGTTTGATACGGCATCTTTCAGGATATTCCAACATTCTGATAATTCCATATTCTTCTGCATTATCGGCATCATTAGGTCGAACGTCTTACCTAAGTTATCGAACTTGGTTATGTGGTCGCGTGTACATTGTTGCGGCTTACCATAAGCATAAACTTCATCAGCCGTATGCTTACAGGGTATTGTTTCAATCATTCTAAACATTAAACGGCGTAAACTACTGCTAGAGCAAAAATGAAAGGCTAATGTGTCAATTGATAGCGCATCACCTGCACGTTTTAGCGGTATGCTAATCATATAAGATACTTTTTCTTCACTATTCAGACAGCACACGCCAGTTAACTCCACAGAAGCCGTACCACTAGACTCTATCTGATCGACAATACGAAGTAGTGCTGCCCCATAATTAAACATCGTTTTACTAGATATAGATGCTCTGCCATTAATCGGCACACCAATTTTAATTATCGGTTTATCGCGTTGTCCACGGGGTAAAACCATATGACATGGCTCACCCGCAACATAACGCGCTATGTCTGGGTACGCGCCCGCTACTGCATAAGCCTTTTTGTATAAATCGCCATCCGTATCGCCTAGCACTATGTTTAAATCAGAAACCGATTTTAGATACTTGTCGCGGTGTTCTTCACTGCCATTAATCGCGTAGTCTATCGCTTGTTCATAGCTTTCAGTGTCGCTAAATCCACTACCGCGGTTTGTACTATCGTCGTTTTCACCAATTGGCGGGGTATTAGCACAATAATCAGTGTATTCATGGATTGAGTTAAAATGAATAGCATAATATTGTTGTTTTAGTTTAGGCGGATACTCGTTAGTACTAACTCCCCCGTATTCATCACCGCCAGATACCCAGTTATTGGATATTGATATATTGTGTCGCTCTAACATTTATTGCTCCTTTGTGGTGGTTGGTAATTAAGTTTATACGGTGACACTGTTACCAATGCCACCTAATAAAATTAATTAGCTCATTGCATTGGATACTTTCAAAATATCAGCTTCACCTAAATCCATAAATACGCATTCTTTAGCGGCTTCTTCCATCGTCGCACCAAGCGCGACAATTTCAGCCATAGCGTTTCCTTGTCGCGGACTAATCAGATGACGTATACCCAATTTTTGGCAAGTCTCACGCGCATTAATAACGAACTCAGTGCACTCAATATTGTGTGCAAATGCACGTTCTAAGTCTAAATCATAATCTACTTCAATATATGATTTGAAACGCGCTAAAAAAGCAGCATCCATCCGATTACGTCCTGAATACTCGCGAGTAGCGCCCTTGCCCGTTGTATTCATTGCTCCAATGACGTGACAATCTGGGTGCTTATAAACCATACCTAGTTTAGGAATATCTATATAGCCGTTTGATAGCAAGCTATTCAGCAGAAGCGAGACGTTTGGACACCATGAGTCCAGTTCATCAAACAATAAAACGCCTCCTTTACCCTTTGGATCAATCGCTTCAAATAAAACAGAAGGCACATAATTGCCGTTTGCGTCAGAATAGCCCACCAGTTTATGTTCTTGCGTGGTAGTTCCGATACAATAAAATTTCATGTCTAGTGCATCAGCGACTTGTTTACATAAAAATGACTTTCCGCTACCAGTATCACCTACCAAGCGTGGTTGATTATTAGCGCTAACAGAACGAACTATTGACATAAATTTGTGGTGAAATAAGCCTTCAATTTTAGTCACTTTTTTCTTGTTGGTAATGTCTATCTTCTGTCGCGAAGGTTCAATTTTTGGCATTGCTTCGATAGCTTGGGTGATTCTATCGCCTACAATTAGCTCAACCGCTTTGCTCACTTCATCTTTGATTAATTTGTCTATTGTGCTCATTTTGTTGCCTTTTTCTTGTTTGCTTGGTTAGTTTTAAATTTTGCGATGTCGTTCATTTGCTTAACATATGCTAGAACTTTAGGTAGTGCATCCGCCTCAATCACGCCTAATTGCTCGTGTGTTGTCGCTTCTGGTACTGGCTTACTTTCCACCTTCGGGGTTGGTAGTGGCTTAGTTGGTGCGCCAATTGCTAAGTTATGCGCGTATTCTTTCACTTGCTCAATATGCTCAGGTTTTACCCATATTTTGACTTGCTTAAAGCCTTTACCTTTCATTAAGTCGTAATGCTTTTTAACTCTACTGCGCCCGTCTGGATCAATAGCAGGTACAGCAGGGATAAAGTGTTCCCCCTTTGGATGTTGATAGTCTGGCTCGATAATTCGTTTATAGTTCGACACTCGATATTGCTCCTTGGTTATGGTTTATTAATTGGTTTACTAGGTAGCACTCAATAGAATGCTACAAAGTAAAATAATTATAGGTATAGGCCATTTGGGATTAGATACCCTTCAGTCACATTGACATATGCTAGTTCAAGATAATGATTAAGACCTTCAAAATACTCATCATTAGGGATTAGATAAACGCCACCACCTAGGCTTCTAACATCGCCATCAAAGTGAACTGGTAGGTCGTTTGCGTCGAACTCGAAAGTTATCCCCCTGTTATAGGGTTCATTGATTACCCCTAAATCGACTGTTAAATATTCTTTATTATTCATCTCAAATTCAATTACTGGAATTGTGCCGCTTGCTAACATTTCATTAAACTGTGATTCTAGTCCGTCCATATTTTGTTGCTTAATAGTGGGCTTGCGTTCTACTGCTTGTTTAATATGCATTTTAGTTTTCCTTAGTTGGTTATAAATTTTTACTAGGATGGACACTCGCTAGAATGCCCAAGTTAGTACTAACTTAATTAAGTTTTGCGAGGACATAAGTTCCATTGGCTATTTTTTTGCGGGTCTCCGCTATACCTTCGTTTAAAAACTGGTTTCTGTACCTGCCTGTAGTCGCTGAATAATCCCAGCAGTCGCGATCAAGTAATATTTTAGGATTATTGCCGTTTGGCTTAAAAGCGATGGCAGTCCCGTAAGACTCAAACATATAACCGCTTACGCCGTTATGTCTCGCGTCTGTATTGATGTACTGATTCGCGGCGTTGTTGCCTTGGGCTGTTTTTAATGCGTATATCATGATATTGGTCTCTATTGGTTGGTTTTCTGGTTGGTGTAGACTGCATTATAAGCTAATTAGTACTAACTTCAAGTACTTTATTGCATTGTATTGTTTGTTAGTCCTGATATAATACCCGTATGCGATATAACTCACTGATTCTACTAGCTAAAAACCGCGTATTAATTAATAGCTAATCATGCCTAAAGATACTCAAAATGTAAGGCGTACAAAGATAGTGCAAGCCTCAAAGGTGGCACTACGCGATACATTGAAGGCTAGTGAGTACTTGCGCCAATTAGATACCATTGCGGAGCGTATAGATAAAAACTATATGACCCTAGAAACTGAGCAGATACAGGCATTGAAGCTATTGGCGGACATCAATCTGAAACGTCTAAATAAAGTATTGCCAGATTTAAAAACGGTTGATAAGACTATAAGTATAGAGTCTAAGCACGAGACACTACTCGCACAGTTAGATCAGCGTCACATAATAGATATTAATTAGATAGCACTAACACCAAGCAAGGATGCACTGGTAATCAAGATATTAACTATTAACTATCGGCTGTAAGTAATACTGTAATAGTCGAGTACATACTGTATCCCTTAACACCATAAGGACTAACACTAACACTTACACGCTGCTATTCACCTTATAAGCTGCATTAGTTATCCCAACAAATATAGCTATACAGCGCCCTCATGCTCTTCTCTTATAAGTATTCAAAACTCCAGAGCCTTATATATGCTGGCTTTCCCCATCATGCAGTTCCTACTTTAGTCAATGATTAGCACTAACTAAGGTACTATTGTTAGCACTAATCATCCTTCTAGAATCCTATTATCTAAGCCCCCCTCCCCCCCTTTTTGGCTGGATAGGGAGAGTTCGAGACCCCCATTTACATAACAACCCAATTTCTAGTTATCCATTCGTCCAATAGTTGTACACTCCATCCAATTATCGAACACTTTCCCCTTGAAATGTCCAATAGTTGCACGTTATACTAGCTTTGCGGTGTGGAGAAGTTGGTATATCTCGTCTGGCTCATAACCAGAAGGTCGTGGGTTCAAGTCCCACTGCCGCTAACAAGCTACCATATATGGGGTAAATAAGACTTAAACCCAGTACCAGTAAGGGCTGTAGCCTGTTTTTATAAACCAGTCTAAAGAGAGAGAAAATGACATCAAAAATAAAAGAAAATGAAAATCTGGACACTTGGCTAAAGTCTGTCGCGAGAAGGCTTGAGGCTGAAGTCCTGAAAGACCACGGCATTGATATTCATATTAAATGCACTGTAAAGCGTAAGCCCAAAATAGCCGCAACTGGGTTGTAGGTTTTAACGATTCATGAAGAAACAGAGACAATTTATAGCAACCGCATCTCTGTATGGGATTTCCCCCGAACTATTAGCTATGGCGAGGGGGTTTTCTCCCTTGAAAAAAATATAAAAAATGAAAGACCTAACGGCAAGTAGTCTGGTAAAGGAGATCGGATTAGATTCAGTGGAAGAACTCGCAAGCATGAGCAATACATCCCGCAGTAGTTTATATTGGATGTTCGAACACAACCGTGAAAAATTCCAGTGCATAGCCATAGGCGCATATCACATGAAACAATCAATCCAAGAAAGAGACAATAATGCGTGAAGAAACCGATGAAGACAGAGAATTAGCACTACGGAAGTTACTCCGTGATGATTTCGTTTATTACGCCAAGGTCAATTTAAAAATCCGCACTAAGTCTGATGGCCTCCAATCCTTAGAGATGAACCAAGCGCAGCGCCATGTACACGCCATCGCTCAGAAACAGTTGAAAGAATTAGGCTATGTTCGGCTGATCGTTTTAAAGGGTCGACAACAAGGGATGTCTACTTACATTCAAGGTCGGTTCTATTGGAAGATTACCCACGCAGTCGGCAAACGTGCCTTTATCCTAACCCATGAGGGTGATGCAACTAAGCACATCTTCGGAATGACAACAAGATACCATGAACATTGTAATGAACTTATTAAACCGAGTACCAGCGGTGAATCTCTTAATTATATCCGTTTTGATAAGCTTGATTCAGAGTATCGCGTTGGTACTGCTGGTAACAAAAATACAGGAGTATCCTCAACCAATCAGTATTTGCATGGATCAGAAGCCGCACTCTGGGTTAATGCAGGAGACCTTGCCGTAGGATTGCTTCAAACCGTTCCTGATAGCCGAGATACCGAAGTCTGGCTGGAGTCCACAGCGCGGGGCATGGGTAACTGGTTTCATAAGCAATGGGTATTGGCTGAGAAAGGTGAAACAGATTTCATTCCAGTGTTTGTACCGTGGTATTGGCAGGATGAATACATAAAAAAAGCCCCGTCCGACTTTGAAATGGACGAAGATGAAGTGGATTTGCAGTTATTGTTTATGCCGTACACAGACTTACAGGGTGTTGACCGCTTAGAACTGTCGCCTGAACAGCTCCAGTGGCGCAGACTGAAGATTAAGTCTATGGAATCGGATGGAACGGACGGATTAAACAGATTCAAACAAGAATACCCAATGAATGCGACAGAAGCATTTCAGTCCTCGGCAGGGGGTGGCCTTATTGATCCGCTTTGGTGTATGAGGGCAAGGAAAAATGTGGTGGATGCTCGCGGAGCGATTACTGTAGGCATTGACCCTTCGTTTGGTGTGGAAGGTGGAGATAGATTCTCGCTTGCAGCCCGACAAGGCCGCAGAATTATTGAGGTAATTTCCTATTCTGGAGCAGATGTGAACACTTTAGGGCAGAAATTGTCCAAATGCATCCAATTTATAGAGAAACATAAGCCAACTTTGTCGTTTATCGACTCTGGTGGTGGGTCAGACATATGCGATGCCCTCCATGACAAAGGCTATCCCAACGTAATTCCCATCGCTTTTGGCTCTACAGCCGATAATGACACGAAATACGGCAATAAAAGGGCAGAAATGTGGGGTAGGATGGCTTTATGGCTCAATGACGAGAACACTCCCGTACAATTGCCTGATTCAGATAGCTTACAAACAGACCTATGTGGTAGTCTCTACAAGAGAGATTTAAACCATAGGCTTCTGTTATTGCCAAAAGACCAGATCAAAAAAGAGCTGGGTTTCTCGCCCGATGAAGGTGATGCGTGTGCGCTAACATTTGCACAGCACATACCTTTTAGAGTTCACGAAGTAATTGAAGTAATTTCGAGCATGTAATTATGGTAAATAATCCAGACGGTAAGGCAAGAGGCGGTAGCGGTGGGGGTAGTGCCGCTGGTGCTACTCCAACTACGCCCATCAACAGCGGTGTAGGCAACCAAGGCGGCTTAGTAAACAACTGGGACGGCACTACTGCTGTCTCATGGGAAACTTGGCAAAGCCAATTAGCCTTCGCTAGAGAAGCGGGAGCGCCCAGAGAAACCAAAGCCAGAAGTAGCGAAGATGCTAGATACTGGTATGATAACTACGTCACTCAATGGAACGCTGCCTCAGTTGAAGGCCGCAATGCTCTTGACGAACAACACAGTTTTGCATTAGTTCCAGAAGTGGCGGCAACCGCACCATCTGGTGGTGGCGGTGGTGGAGGTGGAGGTGGATCAGCCCCACCAAAAGATGTAGTTGATCCAATAGTATCTGACCCTGTAATCTCTCCCGTTGATGGCGACGATACAAACGAGGGTTCTGACATGACCCCAGAAGACAACGACATCATTGATGAAGAACTTGATGATGCAGTAGTCGACCCATCTCAAGACAAAGACGAGAACGACGAAAACGACACAGTGCTTACTGTTCGGGATGTAACTCCAGAAGATGCAGTAGTCGACCCTGCAACAGGACAAAGATACGCCACCCCAGAAGCGGCTAGACAAGCGGGGATAACTAATTGGGTCTGGGCTTCAGACTACACAGGTTAATTAAAATGCAAGAAGATAAAGATGCAGTAAGAATAATCGCAGTCTACAACAAGCTAAAGACGGGTCGCAAGAACTGGGAAACTTACTGGGAGTACATATCTCAATACGCAGCACCCAATAAAAGCTCGTTCATTGAGAAGCGAGCGCAAGGCGACATGACAAGAGCCAACCAGATATTTGACGGTACGGCAGGGAGAGCAGCCAGATTACTAGCAAGCTCGATCATTGGCGCTGTCTTTACTGGCAAGTGGTTTGGCTTACGACTCCGAGGCGTGGACTCAGACAGTGATGTTTGGAGTGCTTGGCTAGAGGAAGTGACAGAAACAATGCTTGCTGCGTTTGAAGACTCTAACTTTCTTGTTCAGATAGGTCAGGACATATTTAGCATGGTCACGTTTGGTACTTCTGGCCTTTCAGTTGAACAGAACAGTGATGACCAGATTTTTGACAAACTCATATTCAAGGACAATCATTTAAGCACCTTTGTCTTTGATGAAGGCTCAGATGGCATTCCAAATAGGATTTATCGTGAGATTATGATGTCGCCAGAAGCGGCTCTTGATCGGTATTTAGACCACCCGCTTGTGCCTACTGAGATTATAGATGACTTCAAAAAGAAAGTAGAGATGAAGTCTCATAGCCCCCTCAAGTTTGTAGAGGCTATTGAGCCAACTACCCTACTTTCTAGCGCAGACAGAGAAGAAGGAAACTTTAAGGTTTCTCTCGTTTATGCCACTGAAAAGAAAGATATGTTTGCTTCATACGTTGAGGACTTGCCAATGCTTGTTTCTCGATGGGATAAGATTACTGGTGATGTGTACGGCTGGTCGCCTTGCATGACAGCTATGCCAGACATCCTCACGATTAATGAAGTAGATCGACTCGAGTTGGGCGCGTGGGAAAAGAACATACTCCCACCCAAAGAGATCGTAGTAGGCACTCTACTCAACGGAAAACTAAACCGTGGGGTTAATGGCGTTACAATCGTAAACAGAGCAGGGGCAATCAACAACATTGATGAACCGTTTAGCTTTAGAAACAGCCATATCAAAGCAGAGAATGTTAGAGAGTCAATTAAGTCTGCATTCCATGAGCAAGAGCTAATACTTCCAGACAGAAGTCACGACACAGCAACAGAGGTTCGTATTCGCTACGACCTTATGCAGCGATTGTTAGGCGCAACATTTGGGCGAATCAAGTCTGAGAAACTACAGCCGCTAATCAATCGCGTATTTAGAATAATGTACGATGGCGGCGCATTCCCTCCAATTCCAGAAGACGGCACTCAGTCAGATATTGCGGTGGAATACTTATCTCCACTGGCTAAATCTCAGAGAGCGTCAGAGGTTGAGGCTACTATGCAACTATCAAACTGGATACAGCAGCTTTCAGCAATGAATCCCAAGGTTATGCTTGGCTTTGATGAACACGCAGCAGGTCAAGTCTTGGCAGATGGCTTAGGCGTACCGACAAAAGTATGGAAAGACAAGAAAGCCTATGACGCTGCAATTGAAAAAGCTCAACAAGAAGCCATGCAGCAACAGCAACAGCAACAGCAGCATGAGAAAACCCTGAAGAACGGAGAACAAATTGAAGAAGAATAATGAGCAAACAGACCAAGAGGCTTACTATGAGGCTCTTGTTTCTGGCGACATAGGAAAGGCCATGAAAGATTTGGTCGGCAACAAACCGTTTGAACAATGGCTTGAGGCTTTAAAAGAGCAGTATCTAACTAGGGATACTGTTAGCACTGACGGTTACGCAGCCATTCGCATTGAAGGCGAGCGCAGCATGTTACTAAATATTATCAATACATACAAAGAGGTCAAAAATGCCACATTGGAGTGAAGGGTTGCCAGAAGAAATGGCGAGTCACGGTGATGTTAAAGGGTCTGAAAACCTAGAGACATTTGTTAAGCGGTACATTGATGGGCGATCAGCAATGTCGCGCTCAATAATGATGCCTAATGTCGAGTCTGGGGATGATGAAAAGAATAAGTTCTATGATCGTCTTGAGTCTGTAGACGGTGTTGTTCGTGTTCCCTCTAGCCCTGATGACGCAGAGGGTTGGAAGAAGACCTATGCCAAGCTCGGTGTTCCAGCAGAGTCTAGCGCATACGGACTAAGCGATCCTGATGTAGCCGCAAAGCTACATAAGTTGAACTTAAATGGTGGTCAAGCCACTCAGATAAGCGAGATGATGGAATCTTTATCCAAGCGTAAGGCTCAGGACTTTGAAGAGCTTTCACAAGCGGGGTTAAACGAGTACAAGGACAGCATGGGGGCAGAAAAGTTTGAACATGCTGCCAAGGCTGCAACCAAAGTGCTTCGTGATTTTGGTGGTGATGGTTTAATGGATTTGCTTGAAAAGTCTGGCTTAGTCAATAATGCAGAACTGATTAAGTTTGGCTCGGCTCTAAGCAGAACAATGTCAGACAAAAAACTGACGCGAGGTGAAAACGAAACCGTTACTTACGGGTCTAACAAAGAAGAGTTAGAGTCTAAGATCGCGGCTATCCGCGCAAACCCTCAAGACCCTTTTTATCATAAGAACCACCCAGATCATGCAAGACGGGTGGACACTGTGACTAAGTATTACGAGGAATTACACCCACAGAAATAATTAGTGTTGACATGCTAGTCAATAGGGTTTATGTTAGGTCTAACAGACACGCATTTGCCCTGTTGGTCTAGCAGACCTTAGAAATGCAGGATTAGCCCCTTTATTAGGGATTCCTAACCGAATAAAAACTAACTTTAATTTTATTTGAGGAATTACTCTAATGGCTATCTCCGTTCAAAACGCACACATTGAAGCGTATAAATCCAATGTAACCCACTTAGCACAACAACGTAGCTCGCGTCTTCGCAGCACAGTGATGTCTGAAGTGATGAATGGCGCAATCCACAACTTTGAACGCATGGGTCTTACCTCTGCTGTTGTAAAAGCTGGACGCGACACCGCAACACCGAATATCGAAGTTCCCCATGACAGGCGACAAGTAACCCTTACGGAATATCATTGGGCTGCTCGTATTGATCGTGGCGATGATGTCCGAACCTTAATCGACATCGAAGGAAAATACTCAGTAAACGCTGCAATGGCAATGGGTCGCCAATGGGACGATATTATCATAGCCGCTGCTTCCGCAGATGCCGTGACTAAAGTTCCTACTACTGACCCTGCTGGCGGTGATTACACCCTTGGTACTGCTGCTTTACCCGCTGGCAACATTGTTGCTAATAGCGTTGGTGGCGACACTACCATGAACCTCGGAAAGCTGCTTGCGGCTAAAGAGATTTTACTAGCTTCAGATGTTGATGAAGATTATGAGTCAATGTATTGCTTGGTTACTGCCAAACAGCTACATGAGTTATTGAATGTGACTAAAATCACTAGTGCAGACTACAACAGCGTAAAAGCTCTTGTTAACGGCGAAATCGACACCTTCTTGGGCTTAAAATTCATTCGCACCGAGCGACTTGCAACCCGATCTACCGACAAAGTTGGCTTAGTCTATTGCGCTTCTGCAATTGGACTCGCGATTGGTCGAGATATGATGGCTCGCGTTAGTGAGCGTGACGATCTATCTTATGCCAGTCAGGTTTACACCGAGTTCATGGCTGGTGCAACACGATTAGAAGAAGAGAAAGTAGTTGAGATTCTAACCGTAGCATAAATTAAAACTCCCTCCTTTGGGCTTAACAGGGGCTATGGCTTATGCTTTAGCCCCTTTTTTTTAAGAGGCAGCAAATGTCATCAAGAGTTGATATAGCAAATATGGCACTTTCCTATCTGGGAGAGGACACCATAATTTCGTTCACAGATGATACGAATGAAGCCAAAGCAATAAACCTTCACTACGAAGCATGTAAGCGATCCCTTCTTATGTATCACAATTGGGCGTTCGCTACAAAGCGACAAACATTGACCGAGGTTACTCCGTTAGTGCTACCGCTACGCCTTGACCCTTACTGGCCTTATGTGTTCATATACCCTGCCGATTGCTTAAAGATGCTTCGGGTGGACAATGATGCGAAGGCTTGGCAGAGATTTAAGGATCAGATAATGACCGAATCCTCTACCTTTAACTGTGAGTACATAGAGGACGTATCGGAGCAGTATTTTACTCCTGCATTTGAGGAGGCGTTCATTTATTACTTGGCTGGGAAGATATGCCTAGCAATAACGGGCGACAAATCACTTAAAGGTGATACTCAGGGCTTATACGCTCAAGCATTGCAGTTTGCCATTAGCGCTAACGATCTTGAGCAGGGTATACAGACAATGGGTAACTTGGATGGCTCTAGCCTAAGACGAGGCTTTTATGGAATTGGCATTGGGGAAAATACAAACTCGTGATTATCAAAGCCATTCAAAACAACTTTACTTCTGGAGAGATAACTCCAAAGCTACGCGCTCAAGCAAGCACCGAGCTTGTTGCTAAAGGATGTAAGACACTTGAGAACATGCATCCAGACTCCCACGGCACTGTTGTTGGGCGAGATGGTACAGATATTCTCATATATGACGAGTTGAACGTGTTTGGTCAGACCCCTGTTCGACTTATAGGACTAGAGGTTTCTGTTGAGCAGAGTTATTTGATTCAATTCCAAAAGGTTGGAAGTGCGGGGGGTGGATCACAAGTACAAATTTTTGACATATCCGCTGGTACGGCAGTCTTAGAGAACTTTGTTATCTTTGATGGTGCAAATGCACTGGCTGAAACGGTGTTTTCGCCAATGCCGTACACCGAAAGCGAGCTTGCAGACGTTCATTATGTCCAGATAAAAGACATGATCGTTCTTGTTCACAGCAATTACCCTCCAATGAAGCTATTTAGGTACGATGATATTTTGGCTGGAGTGGCAACAGGCAACATTAAATGGGGTTTTGGGTTTTTAGGAACTTATGGTGCTGAATGGGGCAACGGACTGAGGATAGAGGACATAACCACAACTGAAGGAACAAAATTAGGCTACCCAAGAACAGTTGCGTACCACCAAAACCGATTGATTTATGGCGGCATGACCCATGCAGGGAGCAGACTTATATTCTCGCGAGTCGATAACTTTACACAAATAGATACAGGTTTTTGGAGTACATACGATTATCACCAAGACGCTTGGTTTTACGAAAATATATATGCCGATCCACCCTCAACAGTAGACGAGTTTAGAATATACGGCAGTTTAGCAGACACAACACAGCTTACTATGCTGTCCAACGGCAATGTAATCGACCCGTCAGACTATACGGTGACTGCTCCTGTTGCAACGGGAAGAAACATCCTAGTCAAAACGCTCGCTTATTACGCAGGGGCAGATTCAGCACAAGTATACGGATACAAGTATGAATACAGGCCGATTCGACCTACGTATCTTACTATCGACTTTCCTATTGCATTAAGCATAACAAATAATATTTCTTGCGTTATCCCAAGGCCAGAGGACTCTGGATTAGTTTTAGATATGGCAACGACAAAGCAAAATCACATCCAGTGGATTGATTCTGGCGAAGGGTTGTTTATTGGAACTACGGGTGGTGAATGGGTTGGCTCTATCAATGAGTACATCTCCGCAGTAAACCCACCAAACTTTGCTCAAGTAGGATTTCATGGCTCTCAGCACATACAGCCAGCTAAGACTGGGGATGCGATTGTACACGTTACTGCGTCTGGCAGAGAGCTTAGGGCATTTAGAAGCGACTTTTCTGCAAACCGTGAGAAGTGGGTTAGTATTGATATTGCTTGGACTGCCGATCACCTGTTTGAGGATTACACTATAGTATCAATTGCTTTTGTCCAAGTTCCAGAAAACATACTTTACGTTTTAACATCAGATGGCAGTTTGCACTCTTGTGTTTATGATTCGTCAATGGATGCAACAAAGGCTGGTTGGTCAAAGCACCCAGTAGACTTTAATATTATTTCAATAGCGCCCTACCGAGACTCTAATTACGACAGACTTGGCTTGGTTAGCGAGGTGGTGGCTTACGTTGATAACGACTTAACCACATTCAATATCGTCGCTATTTCAGATAGAAGCTCGTCAATGGATCACAGGTCTTTTGTATCTAGCAATACAGCCCTTTTGACTGTTGATATTACTGGCATTCTTCGTCTTGAGGCATTAAGTGAGTTTGGAACAACGCCTAGTGACGATTTAATTATTGCAATCATGGGTGATGGGGCTATTGATTTCTATGGAACTTATACAGAGTTAGTGGCAACGGGAAGATATGCCACAGGCAACCCAGATGTATACACACTAAACACCCCAGCAAGGTTTGTTGAATGGGGTATCCCATTTATTCAGAAAATAACTCCACCAGACTTCGACTACCAAGCTGAGGGTTCACAGTATTTTGATGACAAACGGCTAGTTAAGGTCTGGCTTGACCTAATTGAGTCTCAGCCGCCACTAGTGAACGGTAAATTCCCGTCTGGTCGCACCACGGTTACGGCTATGGGCAACCTAGAACCACCTATTGATGGAAAAACAAGAGCTTATACTGTAGGATCAAGCAAAAGGTCTAACGATATTGAGATTGTACAAAAGTACCCGTATCGACTACAGATCGCGGCTATTGGCAGTCTGATTAATATAGGTAATACATCGTGAATCATGCTCAAAATCTAAAAAACTTTCAGGATCATATTGAAAGTAGGGATGATGGTATCGAGTTAGCAACATCCCACTTTAGAGGTGATGGTGTTTATGTTCGGACTGTCGGAGTTCCAGAAGGCTTTGGGTTCGTAGGAAAGACCCATGACAGCAACCATGTCTTTATGATTGTTTCGGGTAAGTGCGTTGTCACTAACGAGTTTGGCGAGAAAACAATATACGAAGCCCCCTATGTGATGGAAAGCAAGATAGGTACTCAGCGAACCATACTGGCATTAGAGGATACAATACTTCTCAATGCTCACGGTGTTGACGATACGCTTTCTATTGAAGAAATAGAGGATGTTTTAACACACATGCCTATTATCTCCTTAGAGGCAGACACACAAGAGAGGATAGGCTAATGGGTTTCTGGACTGCACTTGCGGTATCGGTGGTTAGTTCCGCTGCCACATCAACGGTTGCCAATAGCCGCGCCCGTAAAACAAACAATGCAGCTACAATTGCAGGATACCGCCAAGATTTATTTAACGCTAATGGCAATTCCGCTATGACTCTTGCTAATAATCAGGCTAGGGCTAGTTTGGCTGGCATGACTGCTGGACAAATTCTTGCAATCGGGGCTATGAACGCAGCTAATGTTGAGAAAGCGCGAGATCGAAACATAAAGTTGTTAAATTTTCAGAAGGTCGAAGACAACCGCCTACACGTAAATGAAGAAGTGAGAATGGTCGGTAATATACGGGTAGGTTATGCATCGGCTGGTGTGTCTACCTCAACTGGCTCTGCCAAGGCAGTCAAGATCGCTGAAATGAAAAAGGCTGAACTTGGTCGTGACTACATGAACGAAGTCTCAAAACAACAAATACTAGGGCTTTGGATGACAGAAACAGAAAAAGCGGGCTTTATTCGCTTAGAAGCCAGCATGTCTGCCACCGCCACCGCCGCCAATGCGGCCTTTCAGAATCAAGTCGCGCAAAGCGAAGCCGATCAGATTGTTGCTAATGCACAAAACAATCTTGGAAGTAACAACGGTAGCAGCGCGATAAGAAGCATATACTCTTAGGAAGTTAGTATGAAAATTGAGACATGGCAAAATAGACGCTCCACTTCTGTAGAGAAGGCTTTGGTTAGGGCTAACACTATGGGTACGCCTAGAGAGCATCAATTCTTTGAGCAGGACTTCAAGGCCGCAAAGTCAGGCTCGCAAGTCAACAGCGAGACTCGCAACAGACTAAACACTAAGACCAATCTTGGTGATATTGTTGCCACATCCGTAATCTCGGCTGCTGCCTCGGCTGCTAATAACTGGAATCAAGAGCGAATAGCTGAAAAGAAGGCGCAAGGACAACAGGGTGCAAAGGACTTAGCTAATGAGTACGTTAAGAAATACGTTAGCGCCGCCGCCGTTCGTGCTGGCGCTACTACAGGCGCGGGACTCTACACAGTGTCAGAAGGTGGGAGCGTTACGCTGAACTCCACTTCAGTAGAAGAGAATACAGCCGCCATTTATCAGGCTGCGGTAGATAATATAACCGAACAAGTTGAAGGCAATGAACACGCAAAAGACGTAATAGGTTACTTTAAAGAATCTGTATCTAATATTGACTCACAAACCAATGATATTATAAATAACACGGCAATTTCGGGTGCTTTTTCGGTAATTGACGGAACGACAAAACTGGGATTCGCTAACGCAAAAAACAAATTCGACATACAGGCTGAAGTAGAAAGAGCAAAAAAGGTAATGCTTAACGGCAAGAGGTATTATTCCGACGGTCAAATAGATTTATTCGCACAGCAAAGCCAGATTTCCAGCGAGAAAAACGGACTAGACTCAGCCTTAAAATCTTTAGAGGCGTATGCGATCATCTCAGGTGATGACGATGCATTTAACACCACTTACTCAGCACTACTTGATACGTTCACTAGCGGCGCTTATTCCAATGTTTCTGGCGAGCATATGTCAAAGGTGAGAGGCGCAGCTAAGAACATCAAAGACCTCGCCATAGAGCGAAATAGAGTAAGGCGAGTGGCTAATTTTCACAAAGACAATAGAAACGGGGAGATTAACAGGGAAGACCCATACTCGGTTTACACGCCCGAACGGGCTGAAGATATAATAAACCAACAGATCAAGCCAAAGGCTGAGACAACCCCACTCCAAAAACAGGCGCATACAACAAAAACCAATAGACTTCTTAGGGAGATTGATGATGGAACGCTAAAGCGAAGATTGCAAGAGCAAGGTGAGTGGGATTATGGCATCTCTAACTTTGACAACCATGAGCGATACCTTCAAGAGTATGACTTTCAGCATTCAAACCAAAACAACAGTCAGATAAATTCTTGGATAAACACCCGCCGAGATGAAGTTGTTGCTTCGGGACTAATAAAAGTAGAGGCTCAGATTAAGGGCATAACCCTTGGCCTTGGTAATGCGGAAGATTTAGCCGAGGTAGCAGCAAATATTAATTTGCTCACCCCAGCGGTATCAAGCGATATTCAAGCACAGTTAGTGGCAAACGCCACACTCTTTCAGTCAATATCGCAAGAAACGACTGCCGACATTGACTCAGGCAAGATAAACAACCCTGACGAGTTCACGCACCCTGATGCTTTAGCGGCTCAATACATATCGCCAAATACGCTGCCTAGACAGATTAAGGAGATAACAGGAGTATCTAATATAGAAGATACTGAATGGCAAAAAGTAAGCGATCAGCTTTACGCTGAGTCTGGTTCGCTGCAATGGCTTGCTGGCAGGATTGATCGTACTGCTAATTCCAATGACACGATAGAAAAAATGGTGAAGGATATGGATGCATACATAGCGGTTCATCCAGAGTTAGGGCTTACTTCTGACATGGAAACTCTAAAGGCTAATAAGGACGCTAGAGAACTATGGAAAAGCGCAAACAATATAACAAAGGCGCAAGCGCAACTTCTAGGCGCTTTAAAGTCCAGCTATATTTCTTTGAAAAAGCCGATTGAAGAATACAGAGCTAGAGAAAAAGCCAAGCAGGATAGGATAGACTCATACAATAAAGCCAAAGCTCTAAAAAACAGGGGTAACTAGAAATGAGTGACCATAATTATCTATTAGAAACATTTAAAGAAGACCGAATTAAGGCTAATGGTCAAACTCAGTATCCTGATACGCCCCTGCCTGACTTCATTCTTAATCCGAATCCAGATAAGATGGGCGAGGCTGCACTTATTGAGAATCCAGAATTCCAAGAGCAAGCTAGGATAATGTATACGGAGACAATGAGGGCTAGTTACCTTCATTACCTGAATCAAACCGAGGCATACAAGGCCGCTAATGAGCTTGATGATGGCTACTTAGATGATCCCGCAGACATTGCTAGATGGGCGATTGCTGATGTAACTTGGTCACGGCACAATGATGTTCGCTGGTTCTTGAATATAGGAAAGATGAAGAACGCCAATCCCGACCTTCTTGTTGCTTGGGCTAACGTAGATAATATGTATGAGCAAACTCCAGACTTAGCTACTGGAGACTTTAGCTCTGAGTCATGGAAGCAGTTCGGCAGGGGAGCAATAAAAGGACTTCTATCGCCTTCAACTCTATTTGGCGGGAGTATTATTGCTAAGGCGGCTTTTGGAAAGGTGGTTACTCAAAGTATGCGATCAGTGCTTCATTCCGCAGCTAAACAAGCGGTTAAGAGTGAAATAGGTAGACGTAGAGCAACTAAGGCTCTTAAATTTACTGGTGTTGCTGCTATTGGTGCTGCTGAAGGCGCTGCATATTCTGTTGGCTCTGCCAGAACAAATGAAAGTCTTGATATTTATGCGTCAGGCGCGTCTTCCCTCGATCAGCCTATTTCTCGTGATCCTGAAATTACTCGTCAGGCGGCAAGGGACGGGGCTGCAATGGGCGCGTTGCTTGTTGGTGGCGGGGCTGCAATTGGACTCGCAGCTAAAGGAAGTATCGCTCTGGCTCAAAAGTTCTTGGTCAAGAGAGGTGAGGCTGTCGGCGGTAATGCTGGTAGTCCTAACAATACATTTGTTGATAGCGATGCTGCTGCGATGAACTTTGCTGCCAAGCATGGTGATGGACAGGTTAGAGATGTAGAAGTTAGTGCTAACCATCCAGTAGCAATTGAGAAGGAACGAGTTACAGCTCAAGATTTAAGTGAGGCCATTGGGGTTCATATTTCAGATGAAGTAGCTACGGCTATCAGGCAAGAGATAAAGCTCGCTAATCAAGGCAAAGACGCAGACCCAAGAGACTTAGAGTTTCCTGATACTGTATTAACTTCGGATGCCTTGAACACACCAACCCTCACAAAGATACTTACTGATAACGGCGTTGATCTTGTGGCTTACTCTGAGAAGAACGTAAGTGACGAAGAAATGAGAACCTTGATGGGTGCTGTGGATGGGTTTCATTTAGACCCCAAAGACTTGCTGTATCGAGGAATGCGTGAAGAGAACGACAATGAGAAGCTAATCGGCACTCAATGGGCTTCACCAAACCCTGACCTTGCAGGCGCGTACTCTAAAGACTTCTTTGATAATGTTTATACCGAAGGCTCTAATGTTCTCCCTGTTGTAATGAAGCATAAGAACTTGTTCAATACTGCCGATCACGGAATTAAAGATGGGTCTCTTGAGGTTGTCACTAGCGAAAAGCTAAAGAGCCTGATTAAAGCTACCCTGCCTGAAGGTGAGGAAACTAAGTTAGACCAGATTCTTAGCGGGCTTGACGGTAAATCTAAGCGGGCTATGCACGAGTGGTGGGGCGAGCCTTCTGTTGTTGAAGCCTTGCAAGGCGCGGGTTTTGATGGCATTAAATCAACTCAAGGCCGAGGCAAGAACAGCATCCCGATTCAGGGCGTTTTTGACCCCAAGCATATGAAGTCAAAGTTCGCTAAGTTCGCCACTCCAACTGCCATGATGGTAGCGGCAGACATTGGAGCGAAAGAACTTGATGATGAAGATGCCAGCCTAGATCGCTCTGGCGTTAGCACTAGCTATAAGGTGTTCGATCAATCCAAGATGGTCAATCTAGGTACTCGCAAATACAAAGAAGGCGTTCCTAACTTTGTAGACAGATACATGAACCCATCTAAGCATCCGTTTATGTCAAACGAAGACGGCAGTAAAAGCACTCATAGAATGATGCAGTCTGGTAATATCACATACCCTAGTATTATCCAGAACGATAAGGGTAAACTAGAAAGCCTTGAACCAGATGATGCACTCAACTATGCTAATGCCACTGGTGAGTTTGAGCTTCATGCAGATGAAAACACAGCTAGTGAGTGGGCTATGGGTAAATATAAATCGGTCAGCAATGAACCACAGGCGTTTGAGAAATAATTATGGGCTTATTTAGAGACAGCACTAGAAAAATATTTGGTTTTAAGCCAAAGAATCCAGTTAAGGCATTAAGAGAGAAAAATCAGGCTCAAAGGCAAGCTACCGCCGATGGCCTAAACGAGCAGTATCGTCAGGCTGAAGCAGAAGAAGCAATCCAGACAGAGGTATCCGAGGCGGCAGATAGGGATGCCCAGATAGCGGCGATAGAGCTTGAGTCTGGTGTTGATGCGCCCAAAGAAAGAATTAAAGCTGAAGGCGACGGCAATGTTAGCCCTAATGAAGGAGGTGAGTCTACCCCTAGCCCAGCTCCAGAGGAAGACTCAACTGGAAAGATGAAGGGGGCATTCAGGAATGTAGATCGCGATGAACAGGCCTATAACCTTGCAGACTTAGATAGAGAGGCGGGATACAAG